GTGGTGACTAAGGGCGAAAGCGGCGAACGACGGGACAGTCCCAAGGGGCTGCCCGCACCGCCACTTTAGCACCTCTGAGCGGGCCCCGGGGTAGGCCGTCCGAGCGGGGAGCCTCGATATCCAGCAGAAGAGATCCACCCACGGCCTGGCCCTGTCTGACGACAGGGACCATAGGACCGTCCGGGTGACCGGAAGCGGGAAGAGGTCCGTCGCCGAGCTGAGGTCGAAAGACCAGACGGTCTCACCCGACCTCAACCACTCAGCGACGCGCTCCGCCCCCGCCGCCTGGTTGTAGGTAAAATCCTGAGGAATCCGTCTGAGCTGGGAGTACAACTCCCTCGCCCAGGGATCCAGCAGGAACTGCAACCAACGCGGAGGGGCGAAGTAAAACCTCGCTTTCCCATCCGGCTGAACCCGGCAACGCACCGCTCCGTGCGCCCTGACCTGCCCCGGCTCAGGCCGGAAACCCGGCAGAACCGGGAGCATAGGCCAGTAGGCGGGCACGGCCCCGGGGGGGTGCAGGATAAAGTCCTGCATAACCCACCAAGCGTCCCTGAACAACTCCTCACCGGTCGGGGTGTAGTACCCCTTCCCAGTGGTGAGCTTCAGGGACAGCGGATTGTTGGGGAGGACCTCTCTCTGGATCCGAACCTCTGGGAGTACGTCTCGGGGCGACGCACCGAAGTGGGCCCGGAACGGAAACCGGGATCTCCAATCTTCGGTGTCCACCTCGATCGTCTCGCCGGAGGCGAGAGGCACCCTAAGGACGCGGGCCGACCCCACAGCCTTCTCGAACTTCTCCACGTCCTTCCTGGAAGGCACAGTCTTCAATCGGCCGTAGGCCGTGAGGGCTGTCCTCCAGGCTTGGACTAACTGGAGAAACTTCTCGAAGGTTGCCGTGGTGGCGACCCTCTCCGCGTACGCAAGGTACCGAGAGGACCACCACGGGGGTCTGCAGGGGTTCTCCCCGGCTCGGAGCTTCAAGAGGTACTGGATAAGAGCGCTCACGCGCTCTTTAGTCCAGTCGAAGCCCGAGGCATGGACCCACCTGTCCACCGCATCGACGAGCAAAAGTCGATAGCGGTGAGACACCAGTGGGAAGGCGGCCATCAGCCGTGTGGTGTGGGTCGTGCTCGGCATGGCAGCACCTCCTTGAAGGTGATGCCACCCGATGTGCGGCCCGGCACCCCGACCGATAGGCCGGGTGGGGCCACACCGAGCTCGGTCCCCGAAGGAACCTCGCCGGGGTGGCAGGACCGCCGGCCC